AGGTGGACGACTACAGGCAAGTTCCATTCTATCTGCTCTGTAGATGAAGACCTGTTCGTAGTCTCTTCTAGAGATGATGGATCAGGAACAACAAAACTGTTTTTGGAACAGTTCAACACCGATATGAAGATGGATTTTTGCGATTCTTTTTCTGGTTCAAGCGGTGTGTTTAGTGTCAGCAGCCACTTCTCAAATGGTGCAGTTGTCGATGTTGTAGACGATACGGAGTATTTAGGTACGTTTACAGTTGCCGGTGGGAATGCAACCGTTGCCGCAGTTAAAGAATCTACATCTTCACAGATTGGTTATAAGTTCACGCCTGAGTTAAAAACACTGCCTATAGACGGTGCAGTTCCCGGCGGGCAGCTAACAGGGCAGCCAAGAAAGATCACAAGGGTAATCCTGGATTTAGAAGAGACATTGAGTGTAAGCGTTAATGGTACGGATTTGATTTTGCGTACTGTGCAACAAGATCAGTCTCAATCTTTGACCGCTGTAAGCGGCAAGAAAGAGTTTAGGGTTCTTGGATATAGCAAGGATCCAAGGGTAACAGTTACGCAGTCTGCTCCACTATCATTACAGATTAATGGTTTGATTGCAGAGGTGGCTTTCTGATGAGTTTACAAATTGCTGGCGCACTCTTTAGCGCGATAGGACAACAAAGAGCCTCAAGAGCAGAGGCAAGGCGGCAAGCTGCAATTGCTCAACAGCAAGAGCAAAACAAAAAATTTGAGCAACTTCGTGCTTTGCAAGAACACAATGCTCGTGTTGGTGCTTACATTGCCTACCAATCTACAACAAATGCTGTCAGAGCCATAAATCGACGCGGCCCTAATGACAGGTCAATCAAGGCTTTGATGAAAGCAGGCAAAACAAAGTCTCAAGAAGATCTGGCTCGTTCTGCCACACAGTCGTTGTTTACTCAGTCTCGTATGCAATTTGCAGCAGACGATGCTCGTTCCGCTGGCGCGACGGCACTACAAAGCGGGTTCTTTAAAACAGCATCAAGTCTTGCAATGATGGGCTACCAGATGCAGCAAGTCACTCCAACAGGAGACTGATCATGGCAGAGATAAAAAGATTCAGCGGCGATACTGTTTTCAACAAAGCTATTGGTGTTGTCCGTCCATCTTCTGCTGGTGTTCAAGCTGGGAATGAAATGGCGCAAATTGGTGCGCGTATGTTTCAAGCTGGTTATGAAAGAGAAGTTGCTAAACAAAAGACAGTTGGCAAGGAATCTGGCATGACCATGCCGATCCGTAACGCAGAAACAGATGCGCTTGAGTTTCGTTCTGTGCCTGAGTCTTTGTCTCCAGTTGCTGCACAAGAAGCGCAAACTGTTATTGACCGTCGTTATCTTCAAGCCTTGAACTTGGATATTAAAAAACATGCAGCAGAATTAAGGTTGCAGCATGAAAGAGATCCAGAGGGTTTTGATACTGCCTTCTCTGAGTACATAAAATCTACTGTAGATAATGCTGGCAGATATTCACAAGCTGCTAGAGAGATTGGCTCTGATTATGCTGGGCAACATTACACAGCAATAATGGCCGCTAAATTAGACTTTGAAGATAGGGTTGATTACCAAAATAGTTACGCAACTATTGTTGCAGCAGGAGATGATCTGCAAGCCAGAAGACTTGCCCCAGATGCAGTTGGTGAAAATGACTTAAGAAGTCTTGATGGTGAGTTTGATGAATTAATTCGTCCTAATGGTATCATTGATCAGTTTGGCGATAAGCATGCTGATCGCATTAGTGTGACACAAATAGTACAGCTTAAGAAGACAATACGCAGTCAATATTACGGGTCACAGCTATCTGAGATAGCAAGGAATGTTGATTCATTTGCTGAACAACAAAATCCCTATGCCCCAGAAAGCATTGTTACTCAACAGTTAAGGTTTATGCAGGACGCATTGCGTACCGGCAGCACTGAACAGTTCCCAAAACCTTTGCAAGAATTGCTTAGTTCTTTTGGCTTTACACAAGAGTTTCTTGCTCAAGAAGGTATGGCTGGTGTAAGGAACCAATTAGCATCACAGTTGGCTGTTATAGAGGGCAATAAAGAAGAGATATTTAACAGCGAAAGAGCAGCTAGAACGGTTCAGCTTATAGACAACAGAATAGCTGGTGGCTTTGTTGTTAGCGCAGATTCAGCACAAACTTATATGAATTCTATTGGTTTGCAGGACGCTTATGCTGTTGCTGATGCTTTGCCCGTTATACTGAGAAACGGTGCTGGTCACAAAGACACAGGTCGTATTTATAGCCTTTTGATGGGCAACGGCCAGTTGCCTAAGTCTGTTAAAACTATGCTTGGGGATGTCGGTGTCGTCAGAGACATCATTGCTCGTGACCCAAACATGCTTCCCATCCTGCAAAATTTTTACCGCCAAGCGACAACATTCCAACCATTCGACGCAGAAACTGGTATGGGTACAGGCCTTCCTATTTACACAAACAGGGGTCTAAGTGAAGATGCGACAGTATTTTGGAATACACTTGAAGCATACTCAAACTCTGTACGCACACTTGATGTTGAAGGGTTCTTTGCAAGGCAGTCTGCATTTGACCAGATGCCAAAAGAAGACAGGAAAGCATCTGTAAAAAGAATACTTGGTGATAATGTAAAGCTTGAAGATTTTGTTATTGAATCAACCGGCGCTAGTCCTTCTGATTACAATCAGATTTCCTTTATGTCGAGTTATGCTGACGAATTACTTCTAATGCACGGCAAAGAAAAAGCTGCACAAATTTTAAGGTCTACTGCAAATCAGGTGTTTGTTGATGAGAAGATTATCTTTGGAAATTTCCCATCTATCTACTCAGTGCAAAAATCCTACAAAGGTGAAGAACAGACAATATTTTTAACCGATGTTGCGGAGCAATTGTTAAGAAGCCCTCAGTACAGTTCTGATATGAAGGCAGGCGAAGATTACTTCTTAATGCCAGATCCAAGGGAAGGCACTGTCTTTCCTGTGTTTACAATAGTTGACGCTAATGGTGTCCCGTTTACAGCAGGACAAGAGGTTTTACAGGTTGGCCCGAATAGTGTTCTTGCTTACAGGGCAAGCCAAACAAAGAAGACTAGGGAGCAGTTAATTGCAGAGGCAATGGAACAGCGAGAGCGCACTTTGCGTAATCGCAAGGCATTCCCACAACAAGATGCATTCTTAGCTGGCATTGGAACAATGGGTATTATGTAATGGCAGCTATCGATGTAGGGCGTAGAGACTTTTTTATTGCGGCTACCCCCGGCTTTCAAGATCAAGTTGATCCAACTTGGTTCGAGGGCTGGAGGGCAAATGTTGCATATAACAACATGCCCATTGTCGAGTCTTTTGAAGAGTTCCGTCTTTTCAATGAAGTTCAGCCAGACCCAAATTTCAATCCTGTTGAAAATCTAACAGATGAATATCTGCCCTTTTATGAAGACTTGATGAGGGCGAAAAATGTTGATCACTTTAACTATCTAAAGATGCGCGTTGATCGTGCTAATGCACGTCGCGCAACTATGGCAAGATCACATTGGTCAGCAACACTTGCTGGCGGGATTACAGATCCGTTGTTCCTTACAACATTTGTTCCCGGCCTAAATGCAATAGGGCTTGGCAAGACTATAGTTAGCGCTGCGGGTCGAGCAACTGCGCTTGGCTTTGGCTATGGTGTCGCCTCTGAGGCTCGTCGTGCGCCATTTGCTGTGGCTGATGAAGACTATGAGTCGGCAATGAACATTGCTACCAGCACTGCTATTAGTGGTTTCTTTGGCGGTGCATTAAAGGGTGCTGGGTATATGACACCCTTCATCAAATCTACTGCCGCCAAAGTTGGCCGCGTTGCCCGTGGTGAAAAGATAAATCACATCTGGTCAGGTGATGGTGTGAATCTTGATAGCGGATATGTAGGGCAATCTGGTGGAGATTTTGATGCGGTAGTGGGCAATCCTCTTGGCAGCCCATCTCAACGTATGTTGTCTGACCCAGCAATGCCGCAAAGTGTAAAAGAGATGTTTGTTAATTTGACATACAACTCATCTGTTCCCCTGCAAGGCAATCGCTCTGGGCTTGCTGCACAATCTGTTTCACAACTATCAGCACCATATGAAGGCTTGGTACGTCGCGTTGAAGTTCAGATGCGAGATTTCCACGCGCAACATCTTGGGGTTGGTGATGAGGCTGTATCTATAGCTGGTGTGTATAGCCCGTTTACAAGAGAGTTTGATGATTTTGTTGCGGACACATTCAAGCGGTACATCTTATCCGATGCTCCAGATCCAGCAATGCGTCGTGCTGCTCTTGATGGCATAAGCGATCCGCAGCGTGAGGCAATCAAAGTCATTACCAAATTATTTGGTGATATGGGTGAAGATGCGAAGTTCTATGGTCTATTCCCCGGTCAGGAACAAATTACAAAGAAGATTGCCAACTTAAAGCAGCGCATCGATGACAAGGCAAAGGTTATAGCTGACATAGAATCAAAGCGACGTGCTGATGGCACATTGTCGGCTAAGGCCAACAAAACACTTTTGCAGTTAGAGGCTGAACAAGTAGCGACTCGTGGCAGAATTGACATGCTTGAAGATGCTCTTACTCGCCCACCTCGGCGTGATTTTAAGTTTGGCATCTATTACAACAAAGAGTTGTTGCTGTCTGATGATGCTGCGCGAGAAGGTCTGACTCGCAAGTTTGAGGATCACTACTTTAGACAGCGCATGCAGGATGAAAATCTTTCATATGCAGAAGCAAAAGCTGGCTATTCGGAAAGTGTACGCGAGGATGCAGAAAGAACGCTGAAACGCATCCTTGAAGAAGACGCAGATGATTTAGAAGATTTGATGCCAGCTAACGATATCAAAGGCGGCTCAAAACATTTAGCGCATCGTAAGACTAACATCCCAGAACATGAAATCCTTGAGTACATGCACCTTAGTATGGATGCTGTACATGCGTATGTTACTCGAATGGGAAAGCAGATTGCTTTTGCCCAGAAGTTTGGCGGCAGGAACATTGATGAAGTTCTAGCTGATATGACTCAAGATATGGAGAAGGCTGGTCTTTCTACAAAAAAGATTGCAGATGCTAGGACTGCTTTTGTCGGCGATTACAGCCGTGTTATGGGAACCTTTAGGCGTAATCCTGATAGGTTTGACAACCAAATGGCGCAAGCTGCAAAGGGTATAACTGCATGGAGTTATCTGCCGTTGGCTGGTGTTTCAGCAGTTACAGATTTTGCTTCTATTGCTCTGGCTCATGGATTCAAAGATGTGTTCAGAGCGGGTAAGGCTGGGCTTGCTGATTTTGGTTATGCTGGTGGGGTGCTGAAAGAGGCGCAGTTTGCTGGTGAGGTTCTCGATGTTACTAGGGCAGTACACCAAAGAGAGATGGTGTCTGACAGTGTAAAAAGAATAAACCCAACTAAGACAGAAAAGTTTGTGTCGATTGGTAATTCTGCTTTTTACACCTTGAATGGTCTTGCCCCTATTACATTTGCAGGCAAATTTTTAGATCAGTTAGTTGTAAACAATCGCTTCATCACAATGTCACGCAAAATGGCAGCGGGTAAGCTTGATAAGTATAACTCTGAATACTTGCGTAGATACGGCATTGATGAAGAGTTTGCTGAATACATTTCTAAGATGCCCGTAAGTAAACACAAATCTATGCAGATGTTTTATGCAAACACTGACGAGTGGCCTGCGAACACGCCCCAAGAAAGGGCTAAGATTAGACAGTATCAAGCAGCGACAGCCGCGCATGCGAACAACACGATCATCATGGGACAAACTTTTGATAAGCCTCTAATGATTGATGGCATTGTCTACATGCGTGATAACGCATTCTTCAGAATGATGAGGAAAAAATATCCAGAGTTGTACAAGATAGATAGGCAGGCATCCTACAAAGATGTTCAACTTGTTCGACTTGAAAGTGGGGCAATGACTTTGCCGTTTACTTTTATGAATTTCGCTTTTGGCGCAAACAACAAAATACTAAATGCTATCCGAGATCCAAATCGCAAACATAGATTGCAAGGCGCAGCAGCTTTGATTGGATTGTCTTACCTTTCTCTGTCTATTAAGAAATCTGACTACTGGTTTGAGAATAGAGACTCTCCAGAAATACTGGCAAGGGTCATCGATCATTCTGGGTTGGTTGGCATCTACAGTGATCTTGGATACATGGGGCTATCAATGGCCGTTAACGGCGGTTTGCTGCCCGAAGAGGGAGTTCTTGGCATCAAGCCTAAGTATGTATCCCCTAATAAAGAGGAGCGCATGATGGACGCTCTGACAGAGCCTTTTGGTGCGCCTGCTGGTCTTGCTCTGGCTTATGGTCGCGCTGCTGGGCATTTCTTAAATGGAAGGTATGACGAAGGTACGTCAGAGTTCTTCTATAACGCACCGTTTCTGGGGCTTCCATATATACGAGATGACGCAAAAGCATTGCTAGATATAGGGCGTTAAATTGTGCGTAGAGGCAAACGCATTAGCATGGTAGGGGTTAAACATGACTATTAGCTTATCAAACAACGCTGCTAGACAGTCTTATGCTGTTGCTCAAGGAGCCACTCAATCTTCTTTTACGGTTGGGTTTGAGTTCTTTGATGACGATGATCTGACTCTATATGTTGATGGCACAGCCAAAACCATAACAACACATTACACAGTGTCGGGTGGTAATGGCTCTACTGGCACAATCACGATGACAAGTGGGAATGAAGTCACTGGCATCAGTGGTGGCAGTACAGTTGTAATCACTAGGGACATAGATCTAGATCGTGTAACAGACTTCCCATCATCTGGACCGTTTGCCATTGCAACACTAAACACAGAACTTGATAGGTTCACAGCAATTGCGGCTGATCAGAAAGATGAGGCTGATAGAGCATTGAGGCTGCAAGACTTTGATGCGGCAGTCACTATGACCCTGCCACTTAAAGCCGCGAGGCTTGGCACAACACTTGGCTTTAATGCGACTACTGGTGCGCCGGAAGCTGGGCCAACGATTGCTGATGTCCAAGCATTATCTGCTATCACTGCTGATATAGGCGCTCTTGCAGACATTGAGGACGGCACAACAGCAACAGATGCCATCTCTGGCCTTGCTGCTATTAAAGCCAATGTAACCACAGTTGCTGGTATCACATCAAACGTAACTACAGTTGCTGGTATATCTAGTAATGTCACAAGCGTTGCTAGCAATACTTCAAATATTAATACTGTTGCTGGTAACAATTCTAACGTAAGCACGGTTGCCGGTGTATCTGGTGATGTAACAACAGTTGCGGGCATAGCGAGTAATGTTACTGCTGTTGCTGGAGATGCTACAGATATCGGCGCTGTTGCAGCCAAAGCTACAGAAATAGGTCGTCTTGGCACATCTGATGCAGTTGCTGATCTAGCTTTGCTTGGCACATCAGATGCCGTTAGCGACATGAATGCCCTTGCTGCAATTGTAGGTAACATTAATACCGTATCTGGTGTTGCCAGTAATGTAAGTACAGTCGCAGGAATAAGTGCAAACGTAACAACAGTTGCGGGCAACAATTCAAATGTAAGCACTGTTGCCGGTATTTCTTCAGATGTTACTTCTGTTGCTGGGATTGCAAGCAATGTCACTACGGTTGCTAATGACGGCACAGACATTGGCACAGTTGCTGGAATCTCTTCTAACGTAACCACCGTTGCAGGCATTTCATCTAATGTGACCACTGTTGCAGGCATATCTAGTAACGTCACTTCTGTAGCTGGCAAGGCTACAGAGATTGGTTTGCTTGGTGTAAGTGGCGTTATAACTAATATGGGTGTGCTTGGCACATCAGACGCTGTATCAGACATGAACTCTCTGGCAGCGATTAGTTCTGATATTAGTGCCTTGGCCGGTGCGCTTGAAAAAACTTACACAGTTACAGTTACGAATCCTGGTTCTGGAAATGTGTTTGTTTTGGATGGCAGCAATGCGCCAACAATCTCATTGTTTAGAGGTAACACCTATATCTTTGATCAGTCGGACAGCAGCAATACTGGTCATCCGATTGCATTTAAAGATAGTGGTGGGTCTGCTTACACGACTGGCATAAGCAGCACTGGTACTCCCGGAAGTAGTGGCGCAAAAACCACATTTGAAGTTGCATCAGATGCGCCAAGCAGTTTGCGGTATTATTGTACTGTTCATGGCAATGGCATGGGCAACACAATTACTGTTACTGATAGTAACATTTCTCTAGTCGCTACCAATATTGCAAATGTAAACACTGTTGGTGGGGCGATCAGCAATGTAAACAGTGTTGGTGGTTCAATAGCCAATGTAAATACTGTTGCCACCAATCTTAGCGGTGTAAACAGTTTTGCAGAACGCTATCGCGTTGGCTCATCAGATCCAACAAGCAGCCTTGATGAAGGTGATTTGTTCTACAACACCACTTCAAATGCATACAAATTTTATGATGGCAGTAGCTGGCAAACAGTGAATGTTGCTGGCATTGGTTCTATTGCAGATGACAGCACTCCTCAGCTTGGTGGCAATCTTGATGTTGTGACGCATAGCATCGTCAGCACATCAAATAGAGATATAGCTATTACACCAAACGGCTCTGGCTCTGTCGTTCTTGACGGTCTGTCATACCCACAAGCTGATGGTTCTGCTGGCCAGTTCCTAAAAACAGATGGCTCTGGCGCACTGTCTTTTGCCACTGTTTCGCAGCCTAGCAACGCCACCACAAGCGCAGCGGGTCTTATGTCTGCTGCCGACAAGACGAAGATGGATGCAATAGAAGCGTCTGCTGATGTGACAGACGCAACCAATGTTGCAGCCGCTGGTGCTGCTATGCTTGCTGGGGCTAGTTTTACAGGGGCTGTTGATGTCGATGCTGCGCTTGTTGCAAACTCAGTTGGTATTGATAACGGATCAAACGATTGGGTCTTCAGTGTTTCAAGCAATGCTTTGATATTTTCTTACGGCGGCACGGCAAAAGCCAAGCTAGACAGTAGCGGCAACCTGACCGTCATTGGCAATGTTACCGCATATGGATCGATCTAATGGCTATTGCGGCATCAGGGGCTGTAAGCCTTTCTGATTTTAGATCAGAGTTTGTTGGCGGTTCCGCTGCTATTTCGCTTGGCGATCTGTACCGTGGCGGCAGTAACATTAGGGCCAAGGCTGGCAACAACACAGCTACGAATCTTGCAGCCAATGTACCAGCAAGTGGTGCAATTGATTTTGCTGACTTCTATTCACAAGCAAAAGGTTTTCGCAAAACCTATAGCAGCGGCGCAACGAACCAAGATGCGTCTGCCGTTTTTGGTGACGACTATGCTGTCAACTACCCGAAAGAAATTGTGATTAACAGCGGCGTCGAGCTAGGTGCAACTAGCACCTCACAAGAGGCGTTGCAGATAGATAGTGGTTTGTCTGGTGGCCTAACGATCACTAACAACGGCACACTAAGTGGTGCTGGTGGCGCAGCCAATGGCGGTGCTGGCGGTGATGCTTTTCAAGCAGATGTCGCCTGTACGCTCGTAAACAACGGAACGCTAAGAGCCGGGGGAGGTGGGGGAGGAGCCGCCGGAGCCGGTGGCGC